GAAATATCTGATTCTACATTTTCTCTAAGTCTACGCATCTCTTCTTCATGTGCAATCTGTCTGCCAAAACTGGGCAAATGTCCAGTATCAATCAGGATATCATCACGAATAGTTTGATTACGTTTTTCTAGATTAAGCACTCTGGTAAAACTATTTGTAATAGCTGCTGTGTAGTATGCAAACGGATTATCCGATTTTGCTTCATTAAATTTAAGTCCTACTTCACTTAATTGCAGTAGGGCTTGTCCACGCATCTCATCTACGTATGTATAACCACGCCAGTTACTTCTGTGACTATACCTTTCAACTAGTTTTAAAAACATTGTGCCTAACTTGTTTGTTAGTTTGCCGTGTGTGGTACTAAATTCTCCGTTCACCAAATCACCAATCCAGTGACTTCTGGCTACTTCTTTTAAGTTACCACTCTGGTAAGCATAATGTTTGAAAGGAGGGAAATTAACCTTGCTGTGTTCGTCTGCTACAGTCTTAGGATTCTTCTTCCTTTCTGGATCTTCTGGAATGTGCTCGTATGTCATAACACGAAAAACAACTTCATCATCTGCAATAGTGTCAATATCTATTGCAAAATCTTTCTGTTTGGGCTTGTTACGATAGTCTTTTTTATCGTGTGTGCTCATTGCTTCTGCATAGGCTTCACTCTGCCTACGACTAGACTGATTCTGTTTTGCTTCTTGTACTGTCTTTTTTGTTATTTGTTTTACATCGTCCAGAATAATATCATAATTGTAGTATCTTTCATCTTCCACGTAGCAATGTGTCATTTTACTTTTGTGGATTTCTTTTAGGATATCTTTATTATTCAGGTAATTTTGTTTCTTTACTGCTGCCATAATCCAATGTTTCTCCTATAGATTTATACTACTATTATACATATATCTATCTAAAAGTCAACGTATTTCGTCCAGAATCTGAGTTTTGTTAAAACTAGTTTTAATGATACTGATAAATATTGCTATAGGAGATATTTTATGGCAGACTTTTCCAGATCTAAAGTAGCCCTAGGCAGTGCAGGCGACAATTTTCTTGCTAAACAATTAAACAAGATTAGTGATCCTCTACTGCGTGATGCTTTAGGTGCACTAGGTAATGCGTTTTTCCCTGGCTTGGCTGGTGGCATACCAGATATGTCAGACAATACGTATGCTAAACTGATTGCAGAAAAATATGCACAATCAGAAGCAGAAGAAACGGCTATCAGAAACAGCAGAACAGCCGGCTCAGGTGTGTTGCAAGCATCTAAAGATTGGAGAGCAAGACTACGACCTAAGAGGGGCGGTGCCGATCAATTTTATGCGGCAGACGGCGCTGATTATTTGCTAAGACCTATTCAGGAAACAGGCGGACTTGTTTGGCAATACACTCCTACAATTTTTATGAGTGGTACAGCAAACTACAACTCGTTTGAACCACAAGGTTCTAATTATCCTATTAACACGTTTATTAATGGCAGAGCTCCAGACATTCCAGTAACCGCAGACTTCACAGCCAACGACACCTATGAAGCCAGATATTTGCTTGCAGTCATTGTTTTCCTACGAATATGTACCAAAGCATATTATGGTGATAGTGCAGTTGCTAGTGGACGTTACGGTACGCCTCCTCCAGTACTTTTATTCGAATACTTGGGCGACCACGGTTTTGATAAAGTACCAGTAGTTGTTAGTAACTATACTATGCAGCTACCAGATGATGTGGATTATGTTCCAGTTGTTACAGGTGTTAATCAGGATGCACAGGCGGCCGCGGCAACGCCAGGATCTGATACAGGCACAGAGGTAACTTATGTGCCCACTAGATCTAACATTACAATTAACTTAACGCCAACATATACACCACACAAACTTCGCAGAAGATTTAATTTGGAAGAATTAACTACAGGTAAGTTATATACTGATGGAAATGGTGGATTTATCTAATGGCTAAGATACACAGAAGAGATAGTTTTTTAAAGAACGCACCAACAAGTGCTGATGGTTTGTTTCTGGGTTTAAATAAATTACCCAAAATTCCCAGATCAGTAAATGACGAAGTTTATGAAATAAGCCATGCTTTTGACGAACGACCAGACTTGTTAGCACACAAAATGTATGGTAATAGCAGACTTTGGTGGGTGTTTAGTATGAGGAATCCTGATGTCCTCAAAGATCCTATCAGGGATTTTAAAGCAGGCAAAAAAATTATATTACCGTCTCGTGGAGCACTTGGTAATATCACACAACAGTAAGTAGCATAAATTATGGCACTCGGCGCAGGTTCAGAAAAAATCCCAGTAGAATATAATGAGTACGTTGGCGGCAACGTATACGGTAACATACTGGACAGATACGCCAATCCCTCTTATAATCTTAAATTGTACATGATTAAAAAGATGGATAACGATACTCTTTATGACGATCCAAAAAACACCGTAGTACTTGCACAAACAGGTGTAACTGGTGCTAGTATAGATGATTTAGTTATAGACTTTCAGTACGATACCTCAAATACAACTGCACAAAAAATAACCTTTTCAGTCACCCAACCCGGAGCGGCAGATTTTCTAGACCAAATACAGTTAGCAAAAGCATATTTAGGTTTAGAAATGCAAGCACAAACATTGCTATGGCTTGAAATCAGATTTCAGGGATATACTGCGTTTGCTGACGACGAAGACGAGGGTGGCGAAGTTGACATTATTGCTGGGCCTTACAGATATAGACTGCAATTGAATTCTATAGAAGTCGAAATAAATGAAACAGGCAGCATATACAACATGGAATGCCTGATGGATTCACCTGGTGCTATGACCGCCTACAAAGATACTTCTTACACTTTGCCCAGAAGTATAGACACTGTGGGTAAAACATTAACAGAACACATTCAGGATTTAGAAAAAAAATTAAATGATTGGCACAGTGGTGAAGCAGCGGCAGGTATGGATGTTCCTGATGAATACAAATTTGATTTATCCAAGTTAGTGGCAACCAGCACTGGCAGTGGAGGTACTAACAGTCAGGACACACTAAGTGACGACTCCATGCTTACCAGCGAAAGTGTGGAAATAGAAGATTTAAACAGACTACAGAGTGAGATCTGGAAGGCTGGTAGCATTATAGACAGACAACAGGAATTGGAGAATGCTCCTGTGTATACTGGTACAGGTGCTGAGCCAGTTTACGATCAGGATGCTATCAAACATCGCGAAGGTGCAACTTACGATAGGGTTTTTGCTACTTTATTAAGTATGTGTCCGCAGTTTTACAGCAAAGTTAGCAGAAAGGAAGATCCGCTGGATCCTGAATCACCAGTTAAAAAAGACCAAGCATTTGTTAGTTGGTTCAGAATATTAGCCGAATCAGAAATTTTAGGCTACGATAAAAAACGTGGAGTAATGGCCAGAAGATATATCTACACTCCGGTGTTATACAAAACCCCTAGGGAGGATATTGCCCTTACTCCTGAAGAACTAGATTTTTCACCTGAAGATGCAGAAGCCAGAATGAAGCAACTGATTGCAAACAAAAGTATATTAAAAGCATACAGTTATTTGTTTACAGGTTTAAACGATCAAATATTGGGATTAGATATCAGATACAAGCAATCAGCCGCTATCCTACAGCCGCCAGCAGGTGGTACGGTGGGTGATATTTCTCTGGTTGCCAGTAATCAACTTTCTGCCCAAGTAAGTGAAGACACAGATCCGTCACTGGAAGGCGCAGTGGACTTTTTTAATGAATTAAAAGATGTTGTGGACAAAGGTAAAGTGGGATCGTTATTTGACGATCTCAAAGATTTAGGCAACAAACTAACTGACGGTGTTTTAGGACAATTATCTGATGTAATAGGTTTAGATTCTGGTACTATTAAAAATGCAATAACTGACGCAACAGGACAACAAGCACAACAACTTATAGATGCACTGGATAAAAAACAAATAGCGGCATTGGCTGGTAAGCAAGAAACAGAACAGCCGGCATCAAAACGTCCTACAGAAGACCCTGCCACATTACTGTCTGTGGATAGAGAAAATTATAAACCTGAATTTAGTGGTTTTGTGTACAGCAAAGATATATTAAATCCTGATGATGGAGAGACATTTGCAGCAGACCTGGTTGACAGACTGGGCTATGCAACTGCTGGCGGTGTAACAAGGGTAAAACAACAAGTAGATTCCACAAAAGACATTCCAAACAAGGCAGGCGCGGCGTCATACAAATCCGGTAGTGCCAGAAATAAACTGTTTGGTTTTTTGGTAGAACAGCAAAATGCAAACCAATTTTTACAAACTGTAGATTTACAACTGCGCGGTGATCCTTGGTACCTAAGCGGACCAATATCTACAGAGCAAAGCACAGAAGAACAAGTAAATTATTTTAAAGATACAAATGTTTTTTGGTTAGAAATCAGAGCACCCATTACATACGATCCTGATTGGCAAGACGAAGATAGTGATCTTAACAGTGGGTATTGGCAGTATAAGGGTGTAAGTAAAACATTTACAGCCGCATACACCATAGCAACCACCAAATGCAGTTTTAGTAAAGGGGCATTTACTGTGGACTTACACGGCCAAAGAACAGGTTTAGATGCTACATTAATAGAACCCAAGCCTTCAGGAGGCACTGAATAATGATATCCAACAACGATGTAGGTGGTAGATACTACAGTAATAGGAGCCAGAAAGCGGCTGACTCAGCTCACCCGCTAATGGGCATCTATGTGGGTATCATCAGGTCGCCATTAGACCAACATCGTTCAGGCAGATACGAAGTAGAAATTCCATCACTTAACAAAGGCGGAGAAGACAGTACAACATATCCTTGCTTTTGGACTTCTCCATTTGCAGGCAGTACAAACCCTAACAAAGTTGGTAAAAATATTGAAAGTTATACTGACACATTAAAAAGTTACGGGTTGTGGATGCCACCCCCAGATGAGGGTAATTTGGTTTTGGTTGCATTTGGTGATGGCAACAGCAAACTGGGTTACATTATAAGTTGTATTTTCCCTGACAGAATGACCCACATGGTGCCTGGCATGCCTGCTGGTAAAAGTTACAGCGACCCAAGTATGCTAATGCCGGTTGCAGAAAAGAACAAATTTGACGAACGTGTAACACACAATGACGCAACTCGTCCACTGCATGTTGACATAGCAGAAGGTATCGTAACACAAGGATTAATTAATGATCCGTTGCGTGGTGCAGGAACATCAGGTATGCGTAGAGGAGACATAAATGATGTTTATGGAATCCTGACACCTGGTCCTAAAGATCCAGACAATAAAGAAACTGGACACCGCCTAGGCGGACACCAATTAATCATGGACGATAAACTGGACAGCAGGTTGGTTAGATTAAGAACTGCTGGCGGTAATCAACTTTTAATGGACGATACCAGTGGTATTGTTTATATTATAAACCGCAAAGGTACAGCATGGCTTGAATTAAATACTTACGGCGACATATACATGCACAGTGAAGGAACCATTGCTATGAGAGCAAAAGGTAATTTTGACCTACGTGCAGATAAAAACATTAATATAGAAGCAGGACAAAATGTACACATCAAAGCCGCTGGAGATAACTCAGGAGATCAATATTTAGGCATACCAGATGTTGGTGCTTTAGGTATCCCACCACTAGGTAACGGCGGTGATGTCAGAATAGAAGGTACTGCTGATTTAAGTTTATATGCAGGATTGAACACCCAACTGACAGCAAACGGTGGTGATGTGGATATCAGTGCAGGTAGCAGAGTTGCAGCCACAGCCAGTGGACCACTGGGCATGGACTTACTTGCAGCAACTGGTCCTATCAAAATGCAAAGCACATTGCCAACCAGTGTGTTAAGTGCCGCAGGGTTTAATGTTACTAGTGGCGCACCTACCAGTATTATAGCACCCTTGATATTATTAAACAGTGGCGGACCACCTGCAATTCCAGCATTGCCAGCCATTGCGGCTCCGCAAATTGGTACTAACGAACACGAAGACAATCCCAAAGACCCACCAAAATTTGATCGTGATGCGGCTATGGAAGGAAAAACATCCGCACCTACTGCTGGTGAAAGAACTGGCAAAAAAGACAAAATAAAAACCATTGTGAGTAAGTTGATCACAACAGAGCCGTTTAAGGGACATGCCAAATATGACCCTGTTGCTGAAAGTGGAAAAGCGCCAGCACCAGATCCCAAACTGATAGAACAACTGCCAGCCGCGGCTGTGGACATGAGCGGAAAGCCTGTAAATGTAAACACTCCTAACGGTTACCTTAAAGGCACCGGCTACACAGATGAGAATGGAAACCCTATCACTGGTGGTGCATCACAGGCAGTAGACCAAGTACAAGGACTTTACGACAAAGCACAAGGTGTAGCACAAGGTGCAGTGGATGCCGCAACTGGTGCAGTAAAAGATGCGGCAGGCGATCTTGCGGCAGGCATTCCCAACTTTGAAGCCATGGGAGATATCGCCGGCAACCTTAAAGCATTATCAGAATTTGATTTAGCGGCAATCAGTGGATTGGCAGGACTTGTTGCAGGTATACAAATAGCATTACCTCCTATCAGATTCCCAACCACAAATGCATTAGCACAAAAAGTAATTGGTGTTGCCAAGCAATTAAAAGAAATGGAAGCACAACTAAAACAGTTTGCACTTGATTCATTGAATCTGCCAATGGATTTAGACTTCCCTAAAATTGCTAACATGAAAAACAAAATACAGCAAGCAGTGGCACAAGCACAAAATGGTGCACAACTAGGACAACTGTTAAGCGAGTCAGGTATACAAATGATACAGGATGGTCCAGGTACTATATTCCAGGATGCTGCAGGTAACAAACTGGTAGACTTTGCTGGTGGTTTAGGACCTGCAGGAGCAACACTGGGACTTGTGGGTGATTTAACACAAAGTTTTAATGATATTTCAAGTGCAGTAAAAACACCGTTAACTGCAAACGAAACACTGGCAATGTCAAATTTTGCCAGACAAATTGGTACAGAAAACTTTTTAAAGAGTGATGTGTTATCAAAACTAAATGGTTTAAGTGATATAGACGCAAGCAACACTATTGGATATGCTGTAGCAAAAGGTAATGTCCTAAGGGAAATGCAATCCTGGAAGACAGCACCAAATGCACCAGGAGAGTCACCAGTTATTCAGCCTGGCTTGGCTGGCATGAGAAGATTTGAATCTATTTTGTTCCAATGCCCAGATGATATGGATGTAACCAGTTATATCACTGATGCAGGTTACTTGCCGGGCAGTGCTAACTTTGACGATTTGGCAGACCGATTGCAGGCCGCCCTGGACGCACACACTGCTGCATAAAAAATCCCGGACAAGCCGGGATTCAATTAGTCGATCAATTTTTCCATCTCGTTAAACTCTGCAGGAACTTCTTTAGAATTATATCTAAAGTTACCTGCAAGGTTGATGGTATCAAACAACACATACTTTTTAGTTTCTGAGTCATAAATGCCCATACTCACATATCGCTTGTACTGATTGTAGCACTTAAAGTATCGCTGCCCGTATTGACCGTTACGTTCTTCTGCCTTAGCCCAAATTTCTTCGAACTTCCTAGCAATTTTACGCATTGTGTCGTACCTTTGCACGTTAACGTTGAGAATTTCATGGCAATGAAATCCGGCTTCACATTTATTTCTAAATGCTTAATAGTATTTAAGCACACTTTGTATCAAATGTCAACAATTTTGGACCCTAATTAAAACTATTGTTAATAGTTACGATAAATAACAGTATGGCAAAGTTCAAGGGTTTTAGTACTATAAACAGAGTAAGAGCTCCATATACATTGGTGGACAGTGAATTAGTGAAACGTGATTTGCTGAATGAGTTTTATACCAAGCGTGGCGAGCGTGTGATGAGACCAGAATATGGTAGCATTATTTGGGATATTGTTATGGATCCTAGTACACCCATGCTGGAAGGTCAAATACGTGATGATGTAGTCAAAATACTTGGCCGCGACCCTAGAGTGGAGCATAAAAATACATCTATATATGTTTTAGACCATGCTATAAGAATTGAGATCAATATAGAAATTCTACCACAGGGCGATGTAGAACAACTTTACTTAGAATATACAAGGGAAATTACTGAAGGGTTACAATAATGGCTAGTAGACAGCAAAACTTATTCGCGGCAGAAGATTGGAAAATTGCCTATAAAGCATACAGTGAAATAAATTTCCAGGCCTACGATTTTGACACCATCCGTGGTGCATTAGTGGAGTATGTAAGAGCCAACTTCCCAGAAAACTTCAACGACTACATTGAAAGTTCAGAGTTTATCGCAATCATTGAATTGTTAGCATACCTAAGTCAAAGTTTAGCATTCAGAATGGATGTCAATACCAGGGAAAACTTCCTAGAGACAGCAGAGAGTCGTGAAAGTGTATTTAAACTAGCACGTATGTTGGGTTACAATCCTAAGAGAAATATACCAGCAAGCGGATTAATGAAGATTACTAGTATTAAAACAAGCGAGCCCCTAACAGACAGTTTGGGTACTGACCTAAGTAACAAAACAATTTACTGGGACGATGCAAACAACAATCAAAGTTACGAACAATTCATTACTGTAATGAACGCTGCAATGAGTAAGACTAACCGATTCAGTTCCCCTATCAAACAGGGCATCGTGGGTGGTATTAGAACAGAACTATATCAACTTAATACACCACAAGCAGCACCGATTGTTTATAATTTTAATTTAAAAGTAAACGGCAGAGACAAGCCGTTCAATGTTGTAAACCCTGAATTCAAAGACAACAGTCATTTTTATGAGCGCCATCCAGATCCTACGAACCTGTTAAACATGATTTACAGAAACGATGGTGGTGGACTCAGCAGTGATGATACTGGATTTTTTGTATTTTTCCGTCAGGGTGTATTAGAGTTTGAAGATTTTAATTATACAAACCCTATAGAAAATCGTTTGGAAGATATTGACAAACCAAATATCACAGAGAATGATGTTTACCTACAAGAAATAAACAGCTCAGGTATTCCATTAAACAAATGGAGCCGTGTGCCTAACACTGTGGGCCAAACAATTAATTACAACAGCACCAGTTTAAATACCAGAAACCTATACGCAATAGAAAATACAGGAACAACTGGTGTTAGATTAAGATTTACAGACGGTAATTTTGGTAATGTACCAGTGGGTATATACAGATTTTGGCATCGCATTAGCGACCCTTCACGTTACACAATACAACCAGAAGATGCCAGAAACGTCAGTATACAAATTCCTTATCAAAATGCACAAGGCAGAGATTATTCATTAACTGTTCGCTTTAGTTTAACTTACAGCGTGGGCAATAGTTTACCACCTGAGACAGTGGCCGCAATCAAAGAACGTGCTCCTAACACTTACTATACACAAAACAGAATGGTAAGTGCACAGGATTATAATGTTTTCCCACAAAGTCAGAACAGCAATATTACCAAATTAAAAGCAGTTAATAAAACACATGCAGGTCATAGTCGCTATATTGATTTGAACGATCCCACAGGAACTTATCAAAATGTAGATACATTTGCTGATGATGCTTTTTTATATGTCGAAGACAAAAAGCAAACAGACAACGTTATTTTAAACAGTAATACTACTGCACTGGATGTAGTTGCAAGTGTATTACCTAACAGACTTAAATCTCTAGGAATGTCAAACTTTGCTTATTATGGCGCCAGAAACGTATGGACCAATCCAGTTTACGGTGGTAGTGTTAATAACTTTAAGTTTACACCACAAGATAATGTAACCTGGAATTGTTTACCTATTAAAGAGATTAGTAATACTGGTTACATGAAAGAAGAATTTAGTACAGGTAGTAAAAACGTACTTGTAACAAATAATATCAGAAGCAGACAATTTAAACCAAACACCTTCATGAAATGGAGAGATCCTGAAGATCCATCAATTTATAAATGGGTTAGAATTATTAGTGTGGAAAACGGTGGGCAACTTAATGCAGGTATTTCTACAAGTAACGGTCCATGGACTCTAAGTGAAGAAGTAGAAGCCGGCTGGCAGTTAGCAGAAACCATTGTAACTATACGTTCACTGTATACAAAAATAGAAGCACAATTAATAGAAGCGGCAATTAAAAACAGAGAAACATTTGGTTTAGGATATGATTTTATTGCAGACGCATGGTACATTATACCAAGTTCAGATCTTACCACTGTGGTCAAAGAGGGACATTATAAATTAGATTCTTCTAATCGAGGTGCACACAGTTGGATATTATTAATGGAATATTCACCCATAGATCAAAATAGCTATCGTTATACATTAACAAGCAGAAGTCAGGATTATGTGGTACAAAGTGTTGCAGACTTAAAATTTTATAATGTTAAAAATGTAAAAGTTGTAGACAGAACTAACAAGAGTTCACAGGATACAATCACATTCACCACAGCAAATGCTAGACCTGCTGATACTGAAACATTTAGTTGGGACGGCTCTACACAAACTTGGCAAAACGAAGCAACTAATACATTCCATCGCCCACAAGCAAACAGGGTAAACCTACCACTACGTTCCAGAGATACAACCTGGAAAGACGTTAATGCTACATGGGTAAGTAATTTTGGTATTTTAAGACCCAGTCAAGTAAGTCCACAGTTGATTGCAGAGGACAACAACTATGTTAAAGACGCTAGTATTACACTCAATACATATAAAGAGGTAGGTGCTATCACACAAGACAGTAATGTGGTTATTGGCTCTAACATAGGACAAGTTACCAGTTTACCTAACAAATTCAGAATTAGATTTAACAACACAACCTTTGGTGAAAATATTGTGAAGGTTGCTGGTGGTAATACTTTTGTTACATACCGACAGATACCCACCGGAAGCACATACGGCACAGAAGAAATATTTGTGGCCAAGGTTGGACAAAGCTCAGCATACAGTTGGGGTGTAAATGGTTCAATGGAAAACACCAGTGTAACAGGACGTTTAACATTACTTGATTATGATGCTACTAAGCAAGCAGGTAATTTATTATATTCCAATATACAAGAAAACGACATGCACTGGAGTAAAGACGGTTCAGGTATAATAAGTCAGGACAAACTGAATATCACTTACTTGACAAACAAGAGTAATTTAGAACAACCTGTTAAGTGGCATGTTACAGACGTTTATCGTGAAAGTGATGGCTATACAGATCCACGTAAAGTAAAAGTTGCTCCTTATGACTCGGACAGTGATTTGGTTCCTGATGATCCACGCCAATTTGCAAAGTTTGTGGGTGTAAATGATTTAATACTGTTTGAATACTATCAGGATTTAAATGGCTACACTTACGATCGTCCAGTAATGGGGCACATACTAGATTACCGCGGCGAGTCCACAATATCAGTAGATAATCCACGTAACCTGATATCACGTGGCTCTGATATTCTTAATACAACCCAATTGCGTTCAGTGGATTGGATATTGGTTGACACGTTAAGTATAGCGAGAGCATTAGAAAACAAGAGTTATGCATCAGGTATGGTGGTATATGTAGCAGATGAAGAAAAAGTATACCAGTTAAAACCTAGTAGCACAGCAATTAATTCAGAAATTTTATTAGTGCCCAGCAAAGAACATTTTGTAAAGCATGGACGAGGTAAAACACAAAATACACAAGCAAAATTAATTAACGATTGTTTTATCAGATGGCAACACGTGGCACCAAATGATGTACGTATTGATCCAAGTATTTCTAACATTGTAGAGATGCTGGTGTTAACATCAAGTTACTATAGTGACGTGGTTAAATGGCAAGCACAACCTACTGTAGATTTCCCATTGGAGCCTACCAGCAATGAGCTGGCAACAGAATTCCAGGGACTAAATACATACAAGAGTGCTAGTGATTCTTTAGTGTTCCGCAGTGCTAAGTTTAAATTACTGTTTGGTGATTATGCAAAAAGTCAGTACAAAGCAAGATTCCGTGTCGTTAAACTGAGTGATCAACTAAGTGATAACGAACTTAAAACACAAATTATTTCCACAATTAACAGTTACTTTGATGTTAACAACTGGGAGTTTGGAGAAACGTTCTATTTTACAGAATTAAGCACCTATATACATCAGCGTTTAGGCTCAAGTATAGGTAGTATTGTTATTCTACCTAAAACCACAACAGGTAAATTTGGAGAAATGTTCCAGGTGCAGGCAGAAGCAAATGAGTTATTCATTAGCACAGCAACAGTAGATGATATAGAAATTATTAGCAGATTGGATAACCAAACACTGCGAACTGATCGTTAAGGGTTATAATTAAATGTCAGACAAAAAGTTATATAAAAAGTTACCAGTAGTACATCAAACTACTGCTATTAAAAACTTTTTTGAGAGCACAGTCGAACAACTGTTTAGTAAATCTAATACAGAATCTATTCAGGGTTATATTGGTTCCAGAAGCAGTGATGACATAAACCTTAGCGGACAGTACCTTCAAGAGCCCACAGTAACTAAAAGATTTTATGGACTGAGTCCTACAGTCAACACTATCAATCCAGATACTGGGGATAGTGAAAATTTAATATTTTATGATGAATTAGTAGATACTCTAAAAACATATGGTGTAGATGTAAGTGATCATAACAAACTGTTCGGTGATAGATACAGTGCATTTTTACCACCAATAGATCCTGATAAGTTACTAAATTATTCAGAATACTATTGGTATCCTGAAGGCCCTTCAACTATTAATGTGCGTGGTACAGCAACCAATCCTATTGACATACATACTGATGTAATTGGTAAAGCACATTTTACACCACCATCCGGCAAACCTTTCCGTAATGGTATGATTGTTAGATTTGACGGTGAGTATGTTACACCACAAACATTAACTATTAGCGAATATATTGTTACAGGTGTTGGCGAAAACATTCAACTGGTAAACAAAAAAGATAACTTTAGCACTAGATTTACAGACGTAAAAGAAGCAGAGTTTGACTATTTTACTAACGATTTATCAGAAGCAGTTCATAGTGCGGCTTATGTACAAGAGTTACACATAACTTCTCACGGTAGAGGTTATGTAGACCCAGAGATTTTAATTTATGATAATGTTTATGTGTACGAAGATGACACTGGTTCTGATTATGCGAATTTAGCCCTAGCATATCCAGAAGGCAGAATAGAATATACTAATGAATTTGAACAAACAACAAACGTTATCTCATTAGCCAAAACAATAGAGTCTAATCTGGGTGAACAGAGTTTAACAGATTATAGTAATATTGTTACAATTATAAATGCATTTGGCAGAACATATATAGATTCATCTGGCACTGAGCAACCAGCCACACTAGCTCAGGCTAATATAACACTGAATACTTTTAATGGTATAGAAGCAACTGTAAGCGGTGGGGCAGGCTATACTGGCGAAACAGATATTTTAGTATTTGATACCATTGTACAAGCAACAGCAAACGTCACTGAAATGGTAGCCCAGCATGGAAACGCTATTGTTACTGATACAATTTTGGTTGACACTACCACAAACATAAAAGTAGGGCAAAGTGTTACTGGTTATGATTTTACTAGCACAGTAAAACAAGTTATACCTGTTGATGTACCTGCCGGCATTGCTGCACAAGTTGTTTTAAATGATAATATAGATTTCAATTCTACTCTGTTTGCAGCTAACCCTACACTTACATTTAAAGGTGTAGACTTTAGTGCAGTGGCCAGAATGAGCAATGCTGTATATGGTGACGGCACAGTTAATTTACAAAGTACCCAGGCTAAAGTAGGTGTCAATCCTAATAACCCCAAGGATTACTATTTTGTAGGCGGCACTCGTAGTTATGACGTAGACCTAGACGGCGACGGCACTGGTGATGGTTTTTGGGGAGGTACTGTAGCAAACAGTTCAGCAGATTATATAATACAGCAACGCGGAGCAAAAAATAAAAACGTCTGGAGTAGAGTTAATTTCTGGTACCACAGAGATAACTTCCTGGATGCAGGTGACAGTTTACCTAACAGAGAGTATCGTGCAGAACGTCCTATTATTGAATTTGATAGAAATCTAGAACTTTATAACCATGCTGATACCACAGCAGGTACAGTCACTATGGCTGTAACTGGTGCACTTATTGCAGACATTGAAGGGCAGAAACCTGGCTTTACACTAGACAGTGTACCGCTGGAAAACTCCACATTTATTGTAACTAACGAAAGTAAAGATGCAAACAAATACATCTATACAGCAAAATTAAATATTAATACAGGTGTTTTAGAAGTTATACGTGCTGGTGATCCGTTGTTGAATCCAGCAAATACTGTTGATGGCGATTCTGGCTTTATACCTTTTGAGATCAAGAAAAATCAAAGTGTACAAATATTATCTGGTGGTGAAAACATAGGTAAGGAGTTTGTATACAACGGTGTTGAATGGATGATTGGACAGGAAAAAGTAAAAGCCAATCAAGCACCGTTATTTAAACTATATGATGACAGTGGCGTTTTGCTTGACGACGATACAAAATATCCTTCTAGCACATTTAAAGGAAACAAGATATTTGGTTATGCTAGGTCTGCAACATCAGATAGTATTTTAAGCACTGTAAAAGACAAAGTGTTAGGCTTCCCGTTGGTATATCAACAATATAAGTCCTCAAGCGAAATAGTTTTTGAAAATTTCCAGGACACAACAACTTATAAGTTTACGCCACTAAATGCATCAAGTGCGTCAGTTATAAATGGTTACAGGTACTACAAAAATTTAAGTGATAATAAATTTTATTCTGCATGGAAAAATGCAACTGATGTGAATGAACAGCGTGTATATACAACGTATACACTGACACAGGTCGATATTGATCGTTCACTAACCAGATACAGTATAGGATGCGTACCCAGACGCAACACTAATAAAAATAGCGGCTATGACATTGAAGTAAAAATTAATGGTAATAACTTTGAAAATTTTGTATACAGTAATACTCTTGAAGGTTATATTGAACTAACTGGAGGTAGTATTAGTGCAGGCGACTTTATAGAAATATCAGCAGGTACTGATACAGGTTTATTAAGAATTAACAGTAACAGCAAATATGAATTACCATTAAGTTGGGGACATAACTATACAAAACAAGACATACGCCAAATCAGTGAACCAGAATATTTAGAACATTTTTCTAAGTACATGTCTAATCAGGACGGATTTGCAGGCGAACCGCTGGGCAGTAATAATTTTTCCAACGGACCTAAAAACGTAAACAAAGCCAGAACCATAGTACAAACCAATCATGATTTAGTATTGGGTGCATTCCTGGTAGACGACCAACCACATAATTTGGTAGATGCTTTAAGATTTTGTGGACACGAATATGTAAAATACAAACATAGATTGCGAAACGAAATACAAAAACTGTACGAGTCAGATTATGGTGAAGGTCCAAGTGTTGAGCAGATGCTTGAAACCACTTTGCGTAACCTAATAAGTTTTAAAATAGGTACAGATGTATTCAACAGAACATACATTGTGCCATTTGGTGATAATTTCCTGGAAGAAACTTTTGTAGCTGCACTAAATCAAACACAGTTTGTGCTAAAAAATTCTGCAGACTTGGATAAAATTGAAAACAGTTTATTAATTTATCTGAATGACAATTTGTTGTGCATTGACAAAGATTATGAAATAAGCAGTTTCTCACCAATCAGCATTAACATTTTAAGTAATGCAAACTTGAAAGCTGGCGATAAAATTGTTGCTAAATTATATGATGCAGAAAGAGATAGTGCTCAATGTCCTCCTACGCCTAGTACTATGGGACTGCTACCATTACATCAACCAGAAAAAGTTTTAGACTCAACATTCCAAACTCCTATAGAAGTAATTATAGGACATGATGGCAGTAAAACTCCAGCATATGGCGATTATCGCGATGATGTATTAATGAATTTTGAAACCAGAATTTATAACAGTGCTAAAGGAGAGTTTAGAGAAAGAAATAGCATACTGGATTACAGTACAGTTGATGTCAGAGGTGGCGCCTTCCGCGATAATAATTACAAGTATACAGAATGGCAGGATCTATTACGTCATGGATTTAGTGTTTGGACAAATATAAACCCTGTAAACCCTATTATTAATGAGTTTTATGACGAGGACAACGAGTGGACCTGGAACTATGGAGATGATTCCTTCCCAGGACACTGGAGAGGCATTTACGAATTTTATTATGATACTGATCGCCCTAATAGCCATCCATGGGAAATGTTGGGCTTTACAGAAAAACCACTATGGTGGGATGAGCAATATGGTAGCGACTACTCAGTTACCAATGTTGCCATGTGGGACGATTTAGAAGAGGGTATTATTCGTCGAGGTCCTAGAGAAAATTTACAAAATGAAAATTATCTGTATAACAACCCATTCCGCAGAAAAGGATTAAAAGCAATTATACCTGTAGATGCTAACGGTAACTTGATCTCACCATATAGATTGTTTACAACAGGCACAACAAGAAAAACTGTAGAGTGGGTCAATACCGATACTGGAAATCATTCAGGATTTAAAACAAGCAGTTTCTTAAATGTTGACGGATTAAATGTCAGTTACGATTCAAGCAATGTATATGTACAAAGCAGTGCGATAGTTAATCATTCCTTGCCTATTG